TCAGGTTTTGGTGGCGTAGTCAAGGGAAATCCACCCGGCACCGCTTTTCAGTTTGCCCCACTTGGACGCACCTTTGCCGGTGCTTTCAGCCACGATGGTATAAATACCGGGCTGGATGTAGCCGGTTGCACCGTAGTTTGTGCCGGGGCCTTTACGGATATTCAGGTTTGTGATCTTCACCCGCACAAGGTAAGGGGTCACGGTGGCCCCTGTGGTGCCGCCTGTGGGCTTTTCTGCGGTTGGGGGTGTAACTACTACCCCACCACCAGCGGAAGCGCCCTGAAGCCGCCTGTTGACTTCTGAGGCAATCTCCCCGTGTCGGGAATAAAGATATTCCCCCGGACAGGCTTTGTTGGCGAAGTCACGATGAACGGTCATGTTGCATCCGTTCCGATGATTCACACGGTCATTCTTGTTCGTACTCCACACCAACTTCTTGATCCCGTTCCGCTTGCAAATATCCGTTACCAAATCCAACAGGGCCGCATAAGCCTTGGCGGTAACGGCGTAAGGGTGGGTGGTGTCGGAAGCAACTTCAATGGTGATTGCCCGGTTGTCATTGGTGCCGTTGCTGGAACACCAAGAACGATCCTTTTCATCCACGGAAAGGCCAATGGAACCATCCTTACCAACAACATAGTTGGCGGAACATTGCCGGTCTGTGGTGGCGAAATAATCACACCCCTGTTTTGCTGTCCATTGCCCAACGATACAATGAATCGTGATGGTGTCAATGACATGGTTCCGGGGGCTGGTTTTGTTTTTCGTGATCCGGGTATAGGTTGCAAGGGGGGAATTACTCATTTTCTGTATCTCCTTTCACCTGAAGAATGGCCCTGAACTTGGTGAAGGCTTCTGCGATATACTTACAAGACACCATCAGCACAGCGCCCACAATAACCAAATCAGCAAAAATTTCTGTGTATTCTTCCGGGATTGCCCACCCAAGCTGATCCGCATAAATCGGAAGGGTGGTGATTGCTACACAAAGCAAGGTCAGGCCCACAACGAAGGTGGCAACCTTCAGCCCGGAATTGATCATTTTCTGTTTGTCAAAGGGCTGAAGCAAAACCTTGATGTTGTAGTAAAGGGAAAAAGCAACATTGGACAGGTACGCACACAGGAAGATCAGCATAGCCCACCCAATATTGATCAGATTGTTCAAAACAGCGTTCAGCATGGTTTCAAATCTCCTTTGCATCGTTATAGATTTCCGGGCCGTACAACTTCCGAAGTTTGATCCGGTTTTCGGCTTTGGCTTTGGAATAGTAAAACCCGGTTGCGGTTGCCAATTCAGCAAATATGGCGGGGATCAAATAGGCCAGCGGTTCAAGGTTTTCAGTTTTCCAAACCATGATAAGGGTGAAGGCCGTAACCCCAACGGTTACGGCCCCCACCACATACAGGATCAGCTTGGAAAACTCACGCTTTGGCTTTTTGGTTCGTCTGCTCATTCTTCCGGGGGATCGGTGGACAACTCCAAGAATTTTCTGTGAAGATCGTCCATCACCCCATTCACCCCCAAAGAATGATACTGCTTCCAGCAATTTTCAAAATTATCCCGTGCATAGATTGGGGCATAGCCTTTTTCGGAATACTTATTGAAATCGCTGATCATCTGCGCCCGAAGAAGGGCCTGAATACCGGCCTTCAAAGCCTTGGAATCCTCGGTATTATGCTTGATTTGACTCCACAGGTATTTGAATACTGCCAAAATCAAGGCGGGAACACCAATCAAGCACAACACCTGATAAATCGTCATGGCTTTTCCCTCCTATCAGGCCCCGATCAGGGCGGCAATATAGCGCAAATCCTCAACAGGGCCGTTGTAGAAGTCGAAGTTCCAAATCCAATGTTCTTCCTGATCCGGGCGCTTGTACTTCTGACAAAGGGCATCTTCCCAAATCTTCCCCCACCGGGCCTGATACCCGGCATCACGCTTTTCCAGCTTGGGAATGATCCGGTTCAACAGTTCGCCCCGTTCCTGCCCCATGCCATCATCATTCTGTGTGAAGAAGTCATAGGCGTTTTGGCTGGTGGCCGAACACACCGGAAGATCATTCAGGATCAAAAAACCACCCTGACCATTCAGGGTGGTTCCATACGGAATGTTCACTTGTCCGCAAATCGCCTTGAACCTTGCCCGTTTACGGCAAACATAGGTTTTATACTCCATCCGTGCTTTCCTCCCACCCGTACACACCGGGTTCCCACACATTGGAATCCACCGTGGAAATCCAATGCTTTTCCTTATGGCTCACCTTTGCCCCCTTGGAATAAGCATCATGCGCTCCTACCGGTTGGCTCCATTCGGGCCATTCTTCAGCGGGATCACTCGTTTTGCTCCACAGGCTGGAAGCCGTGTCCGGTGTCCAATCCGCTTGGGAAGTATGGGCCTGAACGCACTTGTAAAGGGTTCCGTTATACCGGCGAATCTGCCCTACCGTGTAGGCCACAGGGAAAGCCCATTCAGCGAACAGATCAGCGTGTTCAGCCGCCGTGGTGGGGTCAATGCTCCCGGCTTCCGCCAAGGTGACAAAGACGATTCCACCGGCTTCTGTGGCTTTGGTGATCTCGGTTCCTGCGTCCGTTTCCTCCAAACTCACGGTTTCCAGTTCGTCCATAGCGGCACGGCCCAACAAATGGTAAGCCACACCCTCAAAAACAATGCCCGAAGCGTCATGCTCCGGGCAAAGGATGTAGCAACCATTTTCGGCTTTCTTGATGTAGTTCAGGTTCTCGGTCAGGCCGATACCGGCCCCGGCTTTGATGATTCTAAACATTGTCCACCTCCGAAAAAGATTGCATGGTAAAGCCGCCGCAACCGTAACAACCGGCCATGATCGTTGAAGTTCCGGTAATAGGCGCTTTGGCATTCCATGTATTGTTCTATGTCAAAGAAGGATCGTTTTCCCTCTTTGAACTCCCTGTGAAACAGCTTCAGTTTTCGCCTTGCCCGTTTCACTCCATCCCGGCTTCCATTCACCTTGATCTTGCCGGTTTCGGTAAGTGTGAACCGGGCTTTGCAGAACCGGAACGGCTTTGTAAGCGGGATCACCTTACACTTGCGCTTGTTCACTCGGATTCCAGCGGCTTCAAAACGCCTTACAATTTCATGGCCCATCAGCTTTGCTTCATCCACCGTGGGAAAGAAAACATAGTAATCATCCATGTAATGACCGGCGCAATGAACACGGGCCTGACACTTGATCCATTGGTCAATTTTGCTTGGTAACGCCACCATTTCCTGTTGGGAAGGCTCAACGCCCAAAGGCATACCCCGGCCCGGTGTCGGGCATGGGGAATACTGGATCACCGTATCAGCCAAGTTTTGAAGTTCAGGGTTCAAAATCAATTCCCGGTGCCGCTGGTATAACAGGGCGTGGGAAGCATTTGGAAAGAACCCTTTCAAATCCAACAGCAACACAGCACCTTCCCGGCCATAGCGCCGGTAATGCCATCCAAGCTGTTGTTTGATCCGCTTGAACTGCCAATGAAGGCCCTTTCCCCGCTGACTTGCCCCGTTGTCATAGATCATCGAAGGTGAATACAGCGGGATCAGAACTTCATTGCAAAGGGTTTTATGGATTTGTCGATCCGTAATGTGCGGGGCATCTATCGGGCGGTTTTTGCCCCTTTCCCGAAGGGTGAAATGGGAACAGGCTTTGGGCTTCCAAGTCTGTTCCAACACCGTTCGCCGCCGTGTTGCCGTACCAGAAAACAGGTGGCCTTCAAAGTTTTGAACACTTTGCTTCCACCGCACCCCGTTACAGCACTTTTTCCCATAGAAGAACATCTTCCGATAGGAAAAAACTTTATTCATTGGCCCAAGGCTATCACACCGGGCCTGTTTCCGTTCCAACCGCTTTGCTTTGCGGCGCTGGAACCTTGCTTCATGCCGTTCTTGGCTTGTCATAATAAAAGTATTCGCCCCTTGTACAAATGTGTTGTAGGGTGCCGTCTAAAATGCTTTGCTCTTACACATGAAATGGGTTAAGGCACAATCGCCCACCATGCAAGAAGCGTCCGTGTAAGGGCATCAAAGGGCAGTTTTAGGGATTTACACCCAAGGAAGCGCAACTCCTTTTACATCGGTCGTCTTTCACCTGAAAAGCCGTTTGCCTTCTGTTACTACATTTGACCGTGTATATCTGCAAAATCCGGGCCGCAACCCACCAGAATTATTGGCATTGTTATTGTTGTTGCTGCCATCCGTCCAGACAATAACGAAATTGTTGTTGTTATTGTAATTAGGGGAACGAAGGCCCCACCACACCGCCAGAGGACACATTAACAGTCACGCACCTAATAGGAAATCATTTCTGCTTTGCTGTTACATTTTTGATTGCCCCTTTCAGAAGTTCGTTTTCTTTGTCGATCAGTTCACCCAAGTTTTGGGCCATCTTATCCAGCTTTTCCATTGCATCCTGTGACTTCACCGGGTTCCCCTTGGAAGTGGTAAAGGCCCCTTCCGGGTTCTGGTTCAGAATCAGGTAAACATGGGTCAAGCGAATATCCAGCGCCATCAGGGAAGCCCGTGCTTCAAGAAGATGGGCCTTCCTCATTTCAATGCGCTGGTTGTCCGAAGGAAAGATACTGTTGGCCTTCTCCGCATGGTCGATGATCTCACCGGCCAGCTTTGCCACCGGCTCCGCAATCAACCGGGAATACCGGGCTGAAAGACGGGTTAGGAAGTTCAGGGTTTCAACATAAATCTGATTGGCCGTGTTGATGAACTCGGCCTTGCTTGTGGTTCTCTTTTGCTTCAGGACAGACATTTTCAGTTATACCCCTTTGGGTGAATTATCGACATTGATCGTTCCTTCCGCCTTTTCCACTTCTTCCAAGTGTTTTAGAAGAACAAATTCAATGTAATTGGTAATGGATCGGTGTTCACGGGTTGCAAGCGCCCCGATCTTGTCAAAGACTTCATCAGATAGGCGCAAGGTGAAAACACGCTTGTTTGTTGCCATACAATACCCCCTTCAAACAGGCTTATGGATATTGTATGGCTGATTTTGTCCGGTGTATGCACTCAAAAGGCAGTCAAATGATAGCACTTTACCGGAAAACCCCCATTTTCAAAAAATCGTCGGGCGGCTTACGCCGCCATTATTATTTTTATTTGGGGTTCCCTCCCGGAACCGCCGCCTTTCGGCGGCGGGATAGGGGCGAGATCATCCTGCGGGGGATTAGGCGGCAAAGCCGGGCCGCAACCCACCAGAACGATAGGCATTGTAATTGTTGGTGCTGCCATCCGTCCAGACAATAACGAAAAGGTTGGTGCCATAGTAATTAGGGGAACGAAGGCCCCACCACACCGCCGTGGTGACGGCGGTATGATTATTTGCAATCTTGGTGTTACCAGCTTTGTAATAATCATACTGGGCCTGATAGTTCTGTTCATACTGGTTGGCGTAGCTTCTCGTACCAAAGACTTCAAACTCGGAAAGATCAAACAGGTAATCGGTAGTAGTTGTAACATTACCGGAACTGTTGCTTGCATTGCCCGTGTTATCGGTGTACTTGGTCACGGGTTGCATCACAGCACGAAGGTCAGACGGAAGCGCCGCCATCAAACTGTTTGCCAAGGGGCTTGTGGGGGTTCCATCATTGCCATAAAGGGTTTTCCGCTTATAGCAAGCGTTCCAGCCACCGCTGTTCGTGTTGCTGGTGTTCCAACTGAAATAACCTGTGCCGGAAATATTAGTATTGTATTTGCTGTCACACAGGGCAACAGCGGCACTCCCAATTTTTCCAATCTGAAAATGGATCTTATTCCCGCCTTCACGGGCCGAATTGTGATTGAACCCCAAAATGAAAACATTGACCGCCAAATTGGAAAAAGTGGTGTTACCCACCTTACCATTGATCTTGATTTCCTTCACATCACCAACGGCCCAATAGTTGGCCCCCAAACCTGCGGAACTGACTTCCCGGATGGTTGCCCAACTGTTATCGTTCAGAACCTTGGTGGGCAATGTCACTTCAACGGAACAGGTCTTATTGGCCGGGGCCGTGTGATTGGTGCCAGCGGCCACGCTGACGGTGATTGTGGCGTTTCCTTTGGCCTTGGCGGTAACAGTTACCACCGAACCGGAAACACTCACAGAAGCCACCGTGGGGGCGCTGGAAGTGGCCGTAATCTTACCATCACCCGCCCTTGTCACGGTGATGGTGTCCGTGGTCTTTGCGGCGGTCAGTTTGATGGAAGTCTTATTCAAAGACAAACTACCAGCGGCCTTGGCAATGCTCCAAGCAACCGTTTTGGCCCCGGTGCTTCCATCAGCCCACTTGTAGTTCGTTTTCGGCGTGAAGGTGGCATTGTAGGAACCGGCGTTCGTGCCGCTGGTAGTTCCTCCAAGCGTCATTTTCCCGCTGTCATAGTTGTTCCAAGTGGGGCTTTGGGCCGAACCGGTATAAGTAAGGCTGTTGCTCTGCGTGGGGATCGTCATGGTGGCGGCGTTGATCGTCCAAGTCACTTCCTTGGCGGTCTGTGTGCCGTCTGCCCACTTATACTTCCCTTTCGGCGTGAAAGTGGCCGTGTAAGTTCCCGCATTGGTGCCGGTAGTCACGCCGCCCAAGGTCAGCGCATCGGGGTTATAAGCGTTCCAAGAAGGGCTTTGGGCCTGTCCGTTATAGGTCAGGGTGCCATTCTGCGAAGGAAGAACATTGATGGTATAGACGATACCGGACACAGCATCCAAGGCCGCATTTGCGGCATCCTGTGCGTTCTGTGCGGCTTCCACACAGGTTCCGATCTGGTTCAACAGATACGGGTGGGCGGTCTGATCAAGGTTGTGTTCGCTCACCTTGTTTTGGGCCGTACCTTTGGGATCATAGTTCATGTTGGGAAGCTGTTCGGCGGGAACCTTACCATCCACCAGATCAGCCTTCCCGGATTGACCTTTCTGAAGGGCTTCAACGGCATCCGCATTGGCCTTCATTTGGGTATCAATCTTATCCATGTTTTCATTCTGAACCCCTACATCATAAAATTCAGATTCAAGGGGTTTAGTCAGCTTGTAGTTGGTTGTTTTATTCGCCATTCTTCAAAACCTCGTTTCTCAACTGATTATGGGTATAGGCGGCAAGCTGGGCATGGGTGAACCGCCCAAGTTCCGCATGGGTGTTATAAAGCTGAAGCAAGGTCACAACCATGTTTTGGGGAACAACCCGGTTCAGCAAAGATTCAACATCATTGAAGTTGTTCTTTGCGGCCAACCCGATTTTCACAAGAAGCTGATAGGTGCCTTCTTCCACATCAGCGGAATAGTTTCCCTTCCCGCACAGCGTTTCAAGGATGTTCCGAAGCTGGGGCAAGGTGTACGGAAGTTCTTCATTGATCCGGGTCAGAATACGGAACCGGCGATCTTCGAGACTGTCCGTGCCTTTGGGGGTGATCCCCAAAATCTTTTCCCACCGGGAAAGGCCCATGTTTCCAGCGGTGGGAATGAACTGATTATCAAGAAGATCATCCGTGGTATTCCATGCCTTTTCAATTTCCGGCTGTTCGCTCCCCATGATCCCCTGAAACTCCGCATAATCACGAATGACATAGGGAAGATAATCAATCAGTTTGCGTTCCATGCTCCCGGCCCCCTTATCCGCTGATCACGATGGTTCCCGGCTCAATGGTTCCCAAAACCGGAATGTGGTCAAGGGTCAGGGTACAGTTCGCCGCTTCACCGTTGATCTTGGTGTTGGCAATATCCAGAATACCGGTAATTCCCAACAGGCGGCTTTCCACCTGACTGATACGAACCACAAGGGCTTCATTCTGGTCTGCCCAACTTTGGGCCAGTTCCAAGAAGTAACCGTTGATTGCTTCCGTGACATAGGCGGAAACATCATCCCAACTCCATTCCCGCTGATAGTACAGATTGAAGGAAAGGTTGATGGTATCTTCACCCACGCCTTCAACCCTCACCACATGACCGATGGGGGCAATGCCCACACCTTCACCGGCGTTCTGAAGGGGGTCAACTGCGGTCTGCACCTGATTCACAAGGGCTTCCGAAGGCTTCTTGAAGGAACTGTTGATGATCACCAGCTTCACGGTTCCGCCCACGGTCAGCTTGCCATTGGCTCCCGCCGCATACACGGCATCCAACCACGCCTTGATTTCCTCGGACACACCGGAAAGGCCGCTGATCCAAGTGTCGGTTCCCGTGGGCGGGATCAGCTTGGCCGGGTTCAAATCGCTGTTCCAAACCCGATATACCTTCACACCGCCCACGCCGGGAATGGCGTTCACCTTTTCCAGATAATCCGCACGGTTGCCGCCGAAGGCTTGGGCGTTCAGGCTATCCATGTAACGCTGTCTGAAAACCTCGGTATCTTCTTCATCCTCACCGGGGATCACCACAGCGGAAATGGAACAGGTTTCAAGCCCGTCCACATACTCAATGGGAATCACCGTTCCGGTGTAGTCATTACCGGCTTCACCAGCGGTTTCACAGGTGATTTCATACTTACCACTTCCACGGTCAGCCGAAACATAATAGTTCAGTTCTCCGATGGAAAAGCGGGTGTTCATGGGAAGGTGCAAGGTGGTTGGTGTAATGCTCAACTGCAACACGGCGGGGCTTGCCGGTTGCGGTTTCAGGCCCCTTTCTGCCGCCCTCAAAATGAGATAAGGGCGGGTTGCGGTGTCCGCAAAGGTTTCATTCAGCACCGTATCAAGGGCAATATAAAGGTTCTGCAATTCCACGGCGGCGGGGGCGTCACCGCACCAAACCAACGAACCTTCACGGGTGTCCAAATTGCCATTGATGGAAAGCGCCTTCTGAAGCATCCGGGAAAGGATTGCTTCATAGGTCTGTGCTTCATACATCAGATTTCAACCCCCAATTCTGCATTGATTTCACCAAAAATGCTGACCACCGTGAAGGTAGTCAGCACTTTCTTTTTGTTCACCGTAAATTCAAAGTTCTGAACCGCCGTAATCCTATCATCCTGAAGCAAGGCTTCACGAACCCGGCGTTCAATTTCGGGAATACAATATTCCACATCTTTCCCGATCAGATTATGAAGTTCAACCCCATAATCCCAAGAATGGATCAACCATTCATAGCGTTCTGTGTTCAGGATCAGAAAAACCGCCTGTTCCACAGCTTGGATTTCATCAATGGTGCCGATGATGGTCAGATTGTTGTGGTTCATCCTGAAAGTACGGCTTGGAAGGGTTTCAATGGTGAAATCCTGTTTAATATCATCCTGCACTTGCGGAATCATCATCAAGCCCCCTTTACTCGGTCAATAACCACGAATTTCTTTCCTTGCTGAACCCGGATCAGAAGCACCTTTTCACCGGCCTTCAAAGCATTGTGAACCTTGAAGGTTTTCTTGCCAACATAGGCGTGTTTGTGGGCTTCATAAGCCGCCGCACCGGAACCACCGCCTTTGTCCTCGGTGCTGTGGTTCACCGTCATATCAACTTCAAAATCAGTCACATTCCGGGTTAGGATCAGCATTTTGGAAGTGTAGATGGATTTCTGATCCACCTGAATTTTCAAGGGTGAAGCGGAAAGGACAGTTCCAAACAGGATGTTCACCGGTTTCCCGGCTTCCACAGCTTCCACCGCCGCCCGTTTTACCACTTCAACAGGATTAGGCAATAAATTCACCCCCGATCAGGTCAAGTTCCATCATGTGTTCATCACCCCTGAAGGTATGGGTGACTTTGTTCACCACCATGTAATTGTTGGTGACAATATCGCCAAGGTTCAGGGCCACCACCACGGCGCTTCCAGCACGAACCCGCACATCACCGAAAGCGTTCTGAATGGTCAGCTTGCGGGTTTTCTGATCGTACAGCTTCAACAGGGCATCCGCCTTGGCGGAAGCGCCCGTTTTGGTCTGAACTTCTTCAAAATACTGAAGAACACCCCATTGGTTCATTTTTGCCCCGTCCTGTGCAATGAACAATTCCCGCTTACCGGTTTTTTCATCGTTATAGGCCAGCTTGATCTTGTTATAGGTCTGTTCATCAATACTGGATTCATAGCTGAAGTTTTCCCCGGTTTCTTCATCAATCAGAAGGTTCAGCTTCATGGTATTGATGTTCTTCAGGGTTAGCTTCCCGGCATCGTCATATAGAACATAAAGCTGTTTGGTATTCATCAGGGTTTCATCAAGGGCGCTCTGGATCATATCAAACAGGGTTTGGTTTTCTTCCACGATGGTTTCAAGGGTATAACCGGTATCTTCCACCGTGCCAAGGTTCAACCGGAAATCTGTTGCAATGCGCTTCAGAAGGTCAGAAGCCTTCAGCCCTTCTTCCGTGATGGTGTCCTTGTTCTTCAGATAGCGCAACTGATCATAGGCCACAACATCAATGGTGCCGCCCTTGTCACGCTTCTTCTTGAACACAAAGCCATAGAACATGGCGGTTCCGTTCACAGTCAGCTTCACCGGATCACCTTCAGCAAAGTTCAGCCCCGGCCCCTTGACAACGGTGAACTCCAACTTGCCGGGGGTTCCCTTGCGTTCCAAGGTCAGCCGTGCGCCTTCCTCGACAACAGGGAATTGAATGGTGCTGTTATGCTGGATGAACAATTCAACTGCCAAACGGAATCACCCCTTTCAGGAAGGCAAAGTAAGAACCTGACCGGGATAGATCAGGTTCGGGTTCTTGATTTTGTCCTTGTTCAGATTATAGATTTTCGTGTAATCGGCCCCGTTGCCCAACTGCTTCTTGGCAATGTTCCAAAGGCAATCACCGGATTTCACCGTATAGGTGGCGGCTTTCGGGGCCGTTGTGGTGGGTCGGGATGCCGCCTTAACCGTTGCGGTGGCGGTTCCCCCGGAAGTCTTGGCCGGTTGCACGGTCACGGTCTTGGTGCCATAGGCTCTGTACTGTTTCAGGTTGATCTTCACCTTCACATCAAAGCCTTCACCGGCATCATCGGTGATTTCATAGGTTTCAAGGCCAACGGTCAAATTGGTGTAATGGAACATCCCGCCACCGGGCTTCTGCCGGTTCAGAATGAATTGGAACGGGGTCTTGCTCACCTTCAGCCGTTCAAACAAGGACAGGTAATAGGCGGCGCTTTGCGCCCCACCGTTACTGAAGGGATAGGACACTTGGGGAAGAACCAATTCAAAGGACACATCCGAAAGGCCAGCGGCCTTCAGAATGTTGATTTCTTCCCCGTTGATCAGGGTCATGGTCTTGTTCTGGTTGTTGATCTTCACCGTCACCTTGGAAGGGGTGATGGGCATAAGCGTTCCCGCCATATACAGTTTATATGCCATTACTCATGCACCCCTTCTTCAGAAACTTCCAGCTTTTCAGCAAAGTCATTGGCCCAAGCATCCATGATCCCATCCAAATCAGCATCTTTGGAAATGTGGTTTTCATTGTGCTGTTCAACCTTGATTTCAGCGGTAGTGAACCGGTTGATTGCTTCACGCTCCGCAATGTCACGAAGATAGGCCAAATCTTCTTCAGCAATATCCAAGGCATCAGCGGTGGCCGCTGTGTTGGCGGCGGTGTCACCGGTGTTTCCATAGATTCCATCAAGGGTGTTGCTCAAATCGAAAGCCCCCATAGAATCCAAACCGGAAGCATCAAACATTCCGCCAATCTTATCATCAATCCCTTGGCCGAAGTCATACCCGGCATCCCAAGCCCCGGAATAGGTGGCCCGATAGTCGATGGTGGGGGCGTTTTTGTCCAAGGTGATTGCGTTTTCATTTTTGCCCCAAGAAGTAACCGCACTTTGAAGGCTTTCAAGGCCAGAAGTCCAGTCAGTTCCAAAAATAGCATCAATGATGGTGGTTACAACTTTACCAAGGTTCAGGAACCACCCGATGATTTGACCGATCAGGTTTGCCACGGCATCACCAAAGCTGTTGAAGCCGCCGTTGCACACATTCAGAATCCATTCCACGATTCCAAGGAACGGGGCCACAAAGATTGTCCAAATGGCCTGAATGATAGCGTTCAAAACGCCAATGGCACAGTTCAGCACAAATGCACCGGCCACGGCTACCACACCACAGATAATTCCAGTTGCGGAAATGGTGGAACCGGTCAGCTTATTGATTGCCGCCACAATCATATAAATGGCCGCAATCACGGCAATGATGATCAACAGAATCCAAGTCAGCGGACAGGCCAGCAAAGCGGCATTGAAGCCGTATTGGGCGGCTGTGGCGCTTGCCTTTGCCATTGCTTCCGCCTTCTCGGTAGCGGCAAGGGTAGTGTTTGCAACGGCGGCTTTGTACGCCTGAACCGCCGCAAGGCCCTTCTGCGCATTGCTGATAGCGGTGATTGCATTGTTGGCAATCAGATAGCCGTTATACAACAGCATTGCCGCCGCAATCCCCAAAACAAGGGGCTGAATGATCCCCCAATTATCCACGAACACAGAAGCAATGGCAATCAGAATATCCAGCGCCGAAGAAGCCACATTCGCAACAGCGGCAAGGCCATTGATCAGGCCGGTGGTCACTTTCTGGAACTTGGTGCTGTTTCCAATTTGGTTGATTTTGGTCAGGATCGGGGCAAACATAGAAAGGGCCTGATTCTTCATATCAACCCAAATCTGCGCCCAAGTCTTGGGCATGGAATCGAACTTTGCGTTGGTTTCGTCCGCCATAGCAAACATGGCGTTCTTCACCACTTCAGCCGTTACCTTGCCTTCCTGTGCAACCGTCTTAATGGAACCTTCCGCAATGCCCATATACTTTTCAATGGCTCTTGCGATACCCGGCGCACCGTCCAGAATAGAGTTCAGTTCTTCACCACGAAGCGCACCCGCCGCCATTGCCTGTGTAAGCTGGATCATGGCGTTGCTCTGTTCTTGGGCCGTAGCGCCGCCAATAACGAACTGCTTGTTCACCTGTTCCATGAAGGCAATGACCTGATCCATATTGCCACCGAAGGCGTTACCGGCGTTCAGGCCAAGTTTCGCAACGGCGGAAGCGGTGTCAAAATAAGCGGATCGGGAACGCTGGGCGGAAGCCATGATCTTCTGTTCCAAGGCTTCAACGGAACCGCCATCATCCACAAGCAAATTCAATCGGGCTTTGGTGCTTGCCAATTCATCCGAAATGTTCAGCACCTTATTGATCCCGGCGATACCACCAGCGGCAATGGCAACTTTCTTGATGATGGACAGAAGCCCGTTGGCGGAATTGCTACCCCCACGGATAGAATTGTTGAAATTCTGCTGTTCGTTGTTGGCGTTCCTGATATTTTCTTCAATGGTATCAAAGGCGGTTCCCGCTTTCGCCCATTCTTCACGGGCTTCCCGGATTGCCGCCGTGTCAACGGCTCTACCGGAAGCCTGTTGCATGGCTTCAAAGGTGTTCAGCACAACCCCCATTGCCTTGTGCATACTCTGAAGGGGGCTGGTAACACCATCATAAAGGGCAATAGCGGCCCGGATGTTTCCCACAGGGATCACCACCTTTCTTGGAGAATAGAAGCCGGGGCCTTAATGGTGTCGGCCCCGGCGCTGTTTTCGTTCAATTTCCTTCTGCTTCTTCTTTTCAGCTTCCACCCGAACATCAATGGCCGCAATGATGAAGGCCCGTTCACGGCGGGGCAAAGCGTAGAAGGCGGAAGGTGTCAAATGAAGTTCGTGAAGGCAATAGTAAGCAATGTTCGCTTCACTATCACCTTCACAGATCAGTTTTTTGCTTCATCAACCTCATCCTGCATGGTGGTATCAAAACCACACACTTCCTGAATCTTGGTCAGGTATTCGGCATATTCGCCGGGGGTCAACATGGTTTTCAGAAGGGCATCAGCGCCCATGACCTTGTAACTGTCCTGAAGTTCCTTATCATTCAGATTGGGGAACACAGTACAGGCCACGGCCAGCTTGCCAAGGTAAAGATCATAGTCAGTTTCCTTCTGATACTGGTTCTTCTTGCCGGGAACCGGAACACGCTTGGCACAAGACTTCCGAAGGGCTTCATCCTCGGTGCCGGTGATGGTCTTGATCTCCCAAGGAATGGGGTTGCCATCCTCACCCAAGAAGCGTTTGGAAGCAACAAACTTGATGTTCTCAACGGGAATGGCGTTTTCAGCCAAAAAAGCGGACAGGCTCATGATTTTTTCCTCCTATATTTTTGATACGAAAAAAGGCCCCGGCCCCTACCGAAGTAAGGCCGGGGCGCTCTGCTTACTGCATACCGGCCAAAAGGCTGAAGGTTTCGGGCATCTCGAAATCTTCAAAGGTGAAGTCCATATCTTCATCCAAGTATTCCGCATCAGCGTCAAACTTGGCAAGCAAGCCGCCATCCATATTGCAATCCTTCAGGATCACGGTCTGACGGCCCACAGAAGAAGTGGGATCTTCATTTGTCACCTGAATGTCAAAATAGACATCCTCGCCGGTGTCCTTATAACGCTTCATCAGCTCACGGAAGATGGAAGTGTTATAGTGGAAGGTGGCGGAACCCGTACCCTTCCAGCCGGTGGCCTTATTGCCCTTGCCGGTCTTGCCCAAAATGGGAACTTCCGTTTTGTTCTTCTCAAAGTTGGCTTCAAGGTTGATAGCCTGCATGAAGTTGTAACGGTTATCCCCGATGGTCACGAAACATTCAGCCAAGGAAGCGGAAACAGCATCCTTGGCGTTCATGATGGTTCTATCTGCCATGATGGTTGTACCTCCTTACTGAACATAGACGGTCATATAAAGCTGTTCCATAGCGTTCACGGGGGTCACATAATCAGTAACCACCACGGATTTCTTGGTATCGCCCTTTTCAACCGTCACATTTTCGCCGCTGAAGTTCTCAATGGCCCGAATATCCTGAAGTTCCGTGTGGTGCTTCACAATATCGTTCCAAAGGGAAATCCGGCCAGCGGCATCATTGGGAACCTTGCCAAGATACTTCTTGCCGAACAGAACGGCAATATCATTGGCGATCTGATCCAAAACTCGGATCGTCTGGTTGCTGGAAAAGTCGCTGGACTTTTCATCCGTGATGGAAATGAAGCTGTTAATGTCAGTCAGGACACACACCGCTTCATCCACACGATGGAACATGAAGGAACCTTCCTTGATACTGTTTTCAAGCTGGGTCTGCGTGAAATCGGTATCAACATCATATTCACCATCATAGGTCATGTTGGTGGCGCTCTTATTGACCGCCGTTCCGCCGATCACGCCCGTAACCCAAGGGATCAGGGCGGTGGAAGTCTTGTCAGAAGTCAGGCCGTTCTTGACGCTCACAACACCTTCATAATCGGCCAGCTTGCGGAAAAGAACCACCTGAAACTTCTTGCCCACATCATCACGCATCCGCTTTGCAAAGGCCGCAAACAGGGCGGTGATGGTGGCCTTGCTCTCGGTGCAACCCATAGCGTTGAAGGTGTACGCTTCCGCCTGATCAAGATAGGTCTGATAGTCGGAATCGGCCACGGTGCCATTGGTGCCGCCCGTCAGGGGCAAGGAAGCGGTCAAAGAAAGGGTTCCGCTGGACTTCCAATCCACATAGGCATTGGCCTTCAGATCGGTGATAGCGGCCACACCTTCCTGAAGATCAACCTGAACGGTTCCCAAGAAGGTTGCCACATCGAACAGCGGCTTCTGTTCTGTGGTGTTCTCATTTGCCGTGATAACGGTACGAAGATCATTACCACGGGTGCCGGGGTATTTGGCCGTTGCGTAGGTGTTAGCCGCCTTCACGCCGCTGGTGCCAAGGCGGAAGAAATGAACGGTTTTGGCGTGAAGGAAGATTTCACGCATAGGCTTCAGTTCATCCGCCGTGTACGCATAGCCGAAAATTTTCTGACTGTTCTTGATAAAGTCAGCCTGTTCCACCGTGAAAATCTTGCCTTCAGGCCCCCAATTCATAGCAAGGGGGATGGTGACAATGCCACGGTCAGAAAGGGTGGCGCTTGCCTGCGCCACAGAAATGAAGTTGATATATGCACCGGGCAGAACCTTGTTCTGCACCAAGAAGGTGCCGCCGCCAAGGGCCATATTATTTCACCTTACCTTTCATAAAGTCATTGATCAGCCCATCAATCTGATCGAAGGTGTATTCCTTCCCATCTTCCAAAAGGACAGACAGAAGATCACGCCGGTCAGCGTAACGCCTGAAGGTCAACACCCGTTCTTTGGGGAATACCACCGGGGCCGTGATGGTCGGTTCCTGTGCGGTGGCGGCTTTCTTTCTGGTAGCCATCCAATCACCCTTTCTTTGGCTCCACAGTAGTTTCCAAGGTTTCCATTGCGGTTTCCTCGGTTTCTCTGCGAAGTGTCAAATTGTAGTTCACGAAGAAGTGAAGAACCCCGTCTTGCACTTCATAACTCATGGAAGTTCCGTGAAGCACATCCCCATTGGGAAGGGTGATGAACTCCAAACATTCCATCAAATCCTCGGCCATAGTGAACAATTCAGCGTTGTTTCTCCCGCTGGTTGGGAAATAGTGAACATCCAGCGGGTTCCGGTTCATGAATCGGTTCTTCTGCAACGGGGAAATGTCAGGCTTCAGGACAGCAATGAAAAAACAGGGTTCCTTGAAGCCCTGTTCCACATCATTCTGATAGATTTTGTACCCGGCTCCAAAGGTGGCGTTCAGCTTCATGGAAACACCTTTGATGATTTCATTGATCAACTGAACACCCCCTTCAAAGCGTCATACAACATATCATTCAGAATGGACGGAACCAAAACCTTTACTTCCTGTTCGGAAATGGTCAGCATCAGTTTGCCCGGAACCCAACTTGCCTTCAGGGTCTTACCCAAGGCGGGAACATAGCGCCCCGGTGTTTGCCGGTGGCCGTATTCCACATAGGACGCATATTCCAAATTGTTGATAACGGTCACGGTGTACTGATCCCCATGTTTTTCAATGGGAAGAATCGTCCAAGCATCCCGCAAGGAACCGCCCCGATACCCGGCCCAATACTGTTCCCGGATAGCCCCGGAACGGGTAAGAAAGGTTCGGCTTTTCCCGCTTGCACCCTTTACCTTTACGGTCTTGGGTCCATCAAACTTGGGGGCCACGCCAACCGGGGTTCTTTTCTTTACCTTGTTCCACAGGATTTGGGCAATCTTCTTGGCGGCATCCCGGCAAAGCCGATCCATGTCAACTTCCGAAAGCTGTTGAAGGCGTTCATCCAGCTTCTTCAATTCCCGGTAATCACACCGGCCCCATCTTCCCATCAGGCCCACCCCCTGAAGGGTTCAAGCATGATTTCTTGATGGTTGGAGAAAACACCCGGTTCACCGGAACGGGAATAGGTGAAGGTTCGTTCCACATCGTTTGGCCGGGTGACAATGATCTTGCATCCTGCTGGAACCTTCACATCCGGGGAAAGGAACAACTTCACCACCTGTTGGGCGGTTGCCACTTCATCCCCATTGGTTGAAGTTAATGTTTCAAAAGACAGCTTGCACGGCTGATCCTGAAGAAGCGGCTTTTCTTCAGAATCCGTCAGGTGGGTGGTGGGATCGGTGACTTCCTCACGGATGAAGATAGAACACCGATCCTTCCACAACCGTTCCAAGGCGGTTCGCACGGCCTTATTTACCATACCAACCGCCTATAACGGTAGATTTCACCAATGCGCCCGTTGATCAGATAATCAATCAGGCTGTTCAACCTCTGTTCAGGGGTTGAACTACCTTCACCAAGGGCAAAGGTAATGTTGGTGTCACCTTCCTGAATGGATTTCACCGCCGCATCCAAATCAAACCCTTCAAGCTGTCCAGAACACTTCTTCATGTTCAGGTATTCGCCCACGGCCATAGAAACGGCCAGACTTTCCAACCCCTCCGGGATTTCGGAAAGGTTGGAAAGGTTTTTGATCCGCCATTGAACATTGTTCAAGACAATATCCAACAGCGGATCATCAGCGGCCCCCGCCACGCCAAGGGCCGTTAGCATTGCAACCGCTTTATCACGCAACGGGGTTCACCGCCTTTCTTACGCCGCCGTGATTTCGTACCAACCCTTGGTCTTGGGGTTGTCACCGGAACCGGGCGTGACCTTCACATAGCCGATACCGGAAGCGGCGTAATAGGTCTTGTCGCTGGAAACCGTGGTGTCAGCGGTGACAGCGGCGGAACCGGTGATGATCTTCACCGCCTTGGCTTCATTGGTCATGGCCGCAAGGTAATACTTACGGGAATAAACCGTGTTGCGGCGGATGTTGCCTTCACGCTCCTGCTCCACTTCCGTACCCTTCTTGTTGAACAGGGTAACAGCTTCCTTGGTGGCAATGACCACCTTGCCGGTTTCAGCGTTCTTCTTGGTGTAAAGGTTGATACCCGCCACAGTACCAACATAGCCAGACTTGGAGAAGCCTTCCACATACTTCAGATCTTCCTTCAATGCCTTGCGAAGTTTGGCAACATCGGTGGCATTGACAAAGCCGAAGATAGAAACACCTTCAAGGTTTTCCAGATTCAGCATGGCGGAAGCGTCCACGAAAGTGTTGAAATCCATTGCGGTGCTGACCACCGTCAAAGTAGCCTCGTGGAAGGCCCCGAAAATGTCAGCGTTCACGGTGTTGAACATATCCGTACCAGCGTGACGGGTGCCGGTGGTGATCACCATGGGATCGGTCATGGCTTCCTCGTCATAATACTGGAAACGGTTCTGTGCCATCTGAATCCGGTATTCCTTCTCGGTGTAACCGGCTTCAATGGTCTTGGTGTTGCCAACACCCATAGCCAGCTTTTCGGTGCCATCGGTGGCCTTGTACTTGTGAATCTTGCGAACCATACCAGCAACGCCGGTCAGGTTGTTGTCCACGGTGCAAAACTGCTGAAGATCAAGGTGGCTCTGGTACTGATCTTCAATTTCGTTGGACAGGAAAAAGTTATCGTAGCAAGTGTTTGCCATTACTCATTACCTCCATAAAGTTCTTTGTATTCGTCAGGATGGTTGACGGAATAGTTGTAGCGATCCAAGGGGTTCATGGCCTTCAGCTTTTCAAGGGTCATGCCGCCTTCAGCGCCATCACCCTTTTCAGCGGATTTGGCTCCCTTGAACTTGGTGCCGCTGGACTTCTCAAAAAGAAAAGCCGTGTCCTTGCCTTCCACCAGCTTCTTGACTTCATCATCAAGGCCCTTGACGGTTCCATCCTCCGCCAATTCAGCCTTGCCGATAAAGTCAGCCAACAGCGCCTTGACAGCGGTGTTGTTCTTGGCCTTTGCGCCGGTCAGGGCCAGTTCAACCGCATTGCTGATCTTCAGATTCTTCAGTTCAGCGGCGTGATCTGCGTCCTTCTTCTTGTTATCGGCCTGAAGCTGGGTGATCTGATCCTGAAGGGCCTTGGTGTCACCAGAAGCCTTCTTCAGCGTTTCAAGCTGGGTGTCACGCTCTTTGATGGTGTTCTTGGCGGCGGTCAGTTCGGTGTTGACCTCATTGAACCGGGCCTTGGTGACGAAGGAACCGTTCAAGCCCTCCATAACCTTTGTGGCCTGTTCTTCAGTCAGGCCCCATTCCAACAGCTTTTCTTTAGTCATTGTTGTTACCTCCAAAATCCTTTTTTACCGTGGGTTAGGAACCACGATTTTTCCGGTTCTGTTTACCGCCCACCACCGGGAAACGGCGAAAATGGTATGAAAAAACCACCACCGGCCAGAAGGCCGGGGTGGTCAAATCATCAATTAAGTTAATGCGTCAATGATAATGCGATAGCGTTCACGGTTCGGCTTGTAAATGCCCCGTTTGTAATAACTCAAAGACGCTTTGCAAATGTTCGTCAGCTTGGAAAGTTCCGTTACAGAAATGCCCCGTTCATCCATCAGTCTTTGAATCTCCGTGCAATCCACAGGCCCATCCAAGGCCGGGGGCGTGGCGGTCACTTCCGGGATATTAAACCCGGCCTGTTCCAGAAATCCAAGCACATAGGGAAGCCGTTCATTCCGACAGGTAGCGGCCAGTTGTGCCGCCTTCATGTAATCGTCTGTGGTCAATGCTCTTGCTTTCGGGATGATGGAATAACTTCCGGTTTTACGGATTGCGGGAAGAACCTCATGCGTCACCCAATGTTTGAAGCGTTTGGCGCTTTCCAGCTTGCTTCCGAAGATCAGGGCATACAAACCGGATTCGTTGATGATGGTCATTTGCTGCTTCCCTGAAGGTGTTTCCATTTCGGAAACGCCTTTATCTTCCGGGTCAACCTTCTTGCTGACTGCCGCCCGTGGCGATTCATACCCCAAGGCAACCGCCACATCCTTGCCCACGAACCACGGTTCTTCCTCAATGGTCACGGTTCGCACCTGTCCAAATTCGGGGTTGGTGAATACCTGAAGTTCATTCATGCCTTCTTCACCGCCTTCTGTCCACGGGCAAAGCTCAGCTTGAACACCACGGCAATCAGCTTGAAAGTGTCGTGATGATATGCGTCATAGAGTTCATCCAGTTCATTCCTGCGAAGGTCATACTTACCGGGGTGTACGCCTTCAATGCTCTTGATCAATTTTTCCATGTTAAACCTCCATCAATTTTCAGTTGATAGAAGTCCCCAACTGTGATAGAATGGATTTATCCAGTTGGGAAACCTCTGGTTTTAGAAACAGTCGCTTACTTGTTCAGGGTGGAGCGGCTGTTTCACTTTTCTTGTGCCAAAAGTAAATCAATCCCTTGCCGAATAGCTTCTGCCCGTGTAATATCATGCTTGGCGCAATATTCATCAAGGCGTTTTGTTGCTTCATCGTCCAATCGAACTTTCACATCATTCCTTTTGGGATTGTTCGCTTTCGGCCTTCCGGTTCGTGGAGACATCGTATCACCTCACTTTTTGAGTTCCACAAACTTATTATAATAATTGGAACTCAAAAAGTCAAGAGGTTTTTGGAAAAATTTTAGGCATAGAAGAAGGGAACAGGTTTGCACCTGTTCCCTTGAAGATTGGACTTTGGCCGGAGCGTCACTCCCGGCATCTCTTTTGCCCACTACCAAAAGGCGTGTGGCGTATGGGAACGCTTTTTCCACCTCAAAGCCCGTTCTTATCCTATCTAAAGTATAGCAGTATTATTCCCGCTTGTAAAGGATTTTCTTGTTCTTCACATTCTTCTTCCATGTGGTTTCACCAATTTGCCAGAAGGACAAGATGGAGTTTCGATATTCAGCGGGGTCACTCTCTACCTTTACCCGTAGAATCACTTTGAACTTTTCGCCATTTTCTTCAATTTCTTTCAGAATCACACCGGTATTAGGCTTGTTTGCTTCCAAGATGTAATCCGGGTTTTCCAGAATATCCGCAACATACTTAACGAACTGTTCGTAATCTCCGGGGTGGCGTTCTTCAATATGCTGAATCCGTTCCGGGGTGATAATCACTTCATCGGTGGCGATCTCGTCCGTAATGCAACGGTATTTTTCTATATCAATGCGGCCTACCGTCTGCACATTGGAACCCTCGCTTTTTACCATCGAAACTGTATTTTTAATTATACTCCCGATGGTTGCAAGGGTCAACCCATCTTTGGAACCGTTGTCCACAAAAGTTTTCTTCCATTCGGAATAACTCATATTACCGGGGACATAGTAAACTTTTCCATCCTGATCCCTTGCGGCTCTTTCACCCATATATTTTTCATCAATGGCGGGAACCGTAGTTCCTCGGCAATGTGGATGAAACGGGGGAACGGTAACACCCGGTTGAAACTCCGACATGGGAACCACTTTTCGATCCATACTTGCACAAAATGCACAGGTGATGGAATCCAGCGTTTCCAAAATCTCCACATTCTTAACGCCCAATTCCTTATAGGTCTCTTTTGCGGCAAGGGCGTTGAAATAGCTTGTTTCCGTATTTACAAGTCGTGCGGCCTGGTACCGGGAAACTTTGAACTTCTTCTGAATGGCATCCGTGATTTTTTGGGGGCTGTCACCACGAAGAAGGCCCTGAACCAATTCTTTTTGAAGGCTGTCAACCAATTCTTGTTTCTTGAACCAAATACGGTCACTAAAGGTTCGCCCGTCCGTTGTCCAAGGCTTTGAAAGCAAGGTTTCAAGTTTCTTCTGATCCAGCCCGGTAATATCCCAACCAAGGCCAACGCCCTTCTGAACCTCAAAGGCTGTGTGGGTGTAGCCATTGCCCACAACCTTCTTCAACAGGGCATCCAGACTATCAACCTGATTGCCATATAGCAATTCAAGCTGTTGCTGAATACCTGTCTGAACAGCTTCAAGGCGGGAAATGTGGAACCGGGCGGACGCATTTTCCAGCTTCTTCAGCCATGCCGCATCCAACCCGGCCTGTTCACCGATCTTGATATACTGTTCAACGCTCCAATGAAATTCTTCAAGCTGTCCAGCGGTCAGCCATTTTCGGGCATCGGTCAGGCTGATTTGGTTGTTCACCGCAAAACGGGCATACCAGCTTTCAATTTCCTTCTGAACTGAACGCTGGGCATCCAAATACAGTTTTTCCATATCCTGAATGGTTCGCTGGGCTTCTCGGTGGGCGCTGTCCTCCAAGATGGAAAACCGTCCACGCCAATAGTCCGCATTTCTCATGGGCGGTTCCTCCAATCCTGAAAAATGGTGCTGAAGGTGGGATTTGAACCCACACGCCTTGCGGCAACGGAGTTTGAATCCGCCGTGTCTGCCTATTCCATCCACTTCAGCAAATAAGACTTCCCCATCAGGGCTGAAGGCCCCGCAAGCATTTTCAGCCAAGTCCAACAGGGAAGCATGGTAGCCCGTGCCGGGATCGAACCGGCGTTACCGCCGTGAAAGGGCGGTGTCTTAACCACTTGACTAACGGGCCATGATGGGCCGGGGAAGGGAATTTCACCCTTTGGCGGGTAGGAGTAATAGCACCCCGCCACACTCAATGTCTGCCCCGGCATATATTGTGAAACGGCGGGGGTTATTCACCCTCGCCATTGTCACCTTTGTTCTGGTTGCCGGTCTGGAAGGCCCCGGCGTATTCCTGTGCCTGTTCCATTGCTTCATCCTTTTCCTTACGCAACCGGGCCAGCTCCACTTCAACATCCGTAACCCACGGGTGCTGTTCCACAATGGTTTCCGTGGACAGAATACCAACGGACTTGGAACAGTTTTCAATGGATTCCGTTTCATTGATTAGAATGTCACGGTTGAACACGATCTGAAGTTCAGCGCCTTCATAATCGCCCAAGCCCCTGTTGCTGAAATCCTGATTGATGAACCACAACAGTTCTTCAAAGGCCGCTTGGAACTCGGTTTCCATGCCGTTTGCGTCAAGGTCAATGTCAGAATACATAGATTGAATGTTCATCTGATTGGGGTTGCCACTCAAACGATCATCCTTGGCATCGTAACCACGGGCATTTTCAATCAAGGACTTCTTCAGAAGTTCCAAAATGCCCTTGTAGTTCTCTGCATTGATTTTAACCTGAAGGGTTTCAACCCCGCCATCTTCACGAACCTTCACGGCTCCATAGGTGGAAAGGTTGTGGCGGAACTCACCAAGATTTTCACCATCATAGTTCTTCAGAACCAGAATGGTGTTCCGTGCGTCCTCTTGCATATTGTTTTCAAAGTCGGAAATCATGGTGTTGATTCCATCCTGAAGGGTTTTCACACGACGGATCAGGGGGATTTCCTGTTTGTTATACTTGAAGGGAACCAGCGGAATCCTTGTCCAGTTGAACCCCTTGGGTTCTTGGCCTTCTTCCTCAACCATGAAATAGTTTTCGTGTTCACCGGCTTCCACATCGGCAATCAGCATATCATTTTGATAGATATACCGGTAAATGCCATCGGCTTTGAAGATTTCCACCTTCTCCACCTTTTCCTTCTGGTAGCCGTTCCACACTTCTTGGGTGTAGTAGCGAATCGCACAATCAAGGATGGTGTGATCATCGTCAGCCCAAAAAGGAAGAATGTCATAGGCCGGGAAATGCTTGAAGGCCAGTTCACCAGCTTCATTGTAGTAAGGATAAAGCCAACCAAGGCCACCGTTCAGGGCATCTTCACAAACATATTTCAGAAGCCGGTAAAACCGTTTGTTGAAAACCTTGCCCAAAGCATCCGTGTAACCCTTATCCTGACAGTTCAGGGTGAAGGGCTTGCCCACAAGGTAGTTGGTTTTCTGATCCACCATCAGGGCATATTGGTTATCAATCAGGCGGTTGTTCGGAAGGTTCGTCACCACCTGAAGTTGACCGTTTTCACCAATGATTGTGCGCTGACGCTGAAGAATGTCATGCTGTCCTTCATAGTACAGATCACCCATAACCTGATCCTTGCGGCGCTGACTATTCTTCCATTCCTTGATTTCAGCGGCGAAGAACTGATTTTCAGTCATGCCGGTTCGCCCACCCTGAAGGATCAGGCGGTTGATACGCTCCATAGCGTTATCCAGAAACATATTCACTTACCGCCTTTCTTCATTGCTTAATAAACGCAAACACACGGAAACCGTGCGTTTTTCGTGTGTTTTGTTACTATCATGTTATTAGTCGAAGCTGAAGGCGGGGCCAACCAACATATCTTCCAGCCCGTAACGCATAGCGTCCATAAGGTGGTTGAAATCGTCAATGGGAACATTGATCTTGGCCCCGAACTTATCTTCTGCCCATGTGTAGTTTGAAATCTCTGTGATGAAGTTCACGCATCGGGGATGAACAATGATGGTGTAACCCTGAATGTACTGGATTCCGTTGTTCACACTGTCCTTGCCCTTCCGGGCGGCTCTGATACGATGAAGGCCAGCATCCCGCAATTCATCAATGCTCTTGGGTTCGGCACAATCGGCCTTGATCCGTTCCTTGCCGTAACCCATGCCGGTGATCCGGTCACAGATTGCCCGGTTCGTCAGGGCCTTTTCATACAGTTCATCAAACACCCAAATGGTTCTTTCCTTCTCACTCACCAGCCCACAGAACAGGGCCGTTGGATCGTTGGTATAACCGAAGTCAAGGCCGAAGGCGCTTTTCACATCAGGCTTCTTGGAAATAGCCAGATAATCAAAGGCTTCTTCCCGCCAATTATCGAAAATCAGGCCATCCACAATGCCCCAACCCCCAAGGCCAGCCACCTTGTAGCGCCGGGGGTTGTTTTCCCGCATTGTTTCAAAAACCTTCAAATCCGCCGCATCCAGCCATTCATTACACAGGTAATTGGTGGTTGTGGCGTAAATCTGCCCATCCGGGCTGATCCAGCTATCATGAAACTTGTATGTGGGGTTTCCTTGGGCATCCTTGCCGGTGATCTCCCCGAAGAAGCGTTTCCTGATCCAATGCTTTTCGTTCCACGGGTTGAATGTCAGCGTGATTTGCTTGAACAGGCCGGTTTCTTCCGGGATAGCACCACGGATGGATTCATCCAGCATATCAAAATCAGCTTCATTCATGATTTCGTATGCTTCTTCAATCCAGCACCAGCACAGATAGCCAATTTCAACCGTAATTGAAGTGACCTTCAGGGGATCATCAAGGCCCCGAAAGTAAATCTTCTGACCGGTGGGAAGGTAGGTCATTTCAAGGGGGCTTTCCTTGATTTCCCAATAGGCTGAAACCCCAAGGCGGTTGATTGCCCATTTCAGTTCAGTGAAACAGGAATCTTTCAAGGTTCTGAACACCTTGCGAACCACAAGGGTATTGGCTTCCGGGTATTGCATCATCCGTTTGATGATGTTCAGGGCCGTTGTCTTGGATTTCTTGGAAGCACGGCTTCCCTTACACACCCGGTAACGGCCTTTGAAGTTCCAGAAGGTTCCGTAACCCTTGCCAACCACTTCAGGAAGGTGAACCCGCTTGGCCTGTGGGCTAATCTTCAAGTTGATCATCCCCCGTGATAATCACCGGAACGGCTCCTTCCACACCTACCTTGTCCGTGAACATACCATAACGCTTGCCGATCAGTTCAGCGGCCTTCAGCCTTTCTTTGGCTCCAACCTCTTTCTGCGTCAACTCTTGGCAACCGTCACCGCACAGGATCGGGATTTCTTCAGTATGTTCACCCCGCATCACCGAAGTCAGGTATTTCATGACTTCTTCAGCATCAGCGATCTTGGCCGAATGAAGTTTTTCAAGTTCGGTTTCGATGTACGCTTTCAAGTCAGGTTTTGCAAGGTTTTCCGAACCTGTCTGCTTGGCAGTCTTGGGCGAATACCCCGCCTTGATTGCCGCATCGGTGGCATTGCCGCTGATCAGGTATTCATCACAAAACTTCTTCTGTCTTGCCGTCAAGGTATTCACCCCTTTCTAAAAAGATAAAATGCACCCCGGTTATCAGGGTGCATTTTTACAATGCCATTATATCATGAAGCACACTATCTTTTACTATCATCTTTCAGAATATCCGGGTTTTCTTTGATGAAGTCAAGCAAAGCGGCTCCGTGAATTCGGTAAATTTGGGCGATTGAAAAGTTAAGGTCAACAGCAATCTTTTCCCATTTTTCCCCGTTTACATACCGGGCAATCAAAATATTCTGCTGGTCTTGGTCAGGCACATTCTGAATCCGGCGCATGGCATCAGCCTTTTGTTTAACAAGTTCATCAATCCGGGTGTTAATATCATCTTCAAGGGACATGATTTTTGCAA